GACTGGAGATGATAATTTTTAGAAACTTTAAAGGCACAAAAGATGAGGCTTTAGATGAACTTCAAGGAGATGTGGAGGCTTTTGAGAATGGAGATGCAGGGTGGTTTAGTGAGAACTATATGCCTGAGTCTCCACTATTAGATGAATTAACAAAGGAGAATAAGAGATGAAATATAAAGTAGAGGCACAGTACACAGCGTACTCGCAATGGGATATTGACTTTGATTTAGAGGAGTCTTATAACTGGTACATTAAGTATGACACCTTAGAGGTACAACATAAAGAAGATGGTGAGTGGGTTTCATATGCATCAAATGCTCAAGGTGAGTGCGATTACAAACGACCTGAGAAAGTGTATCAAGCAGAGTTAGATGAAGATGGTGATGCTGATGAATGGAATGAGGTAGAGGAATGAACTACAAGACAGCAGAACAAATAGATGATATGGCAGTAGAACTAGACCAGTGTAAGGAGAACAAATTACCACTAGGCGTACAAGAGAAACTAGAAGATGCTTGGGATAAGCGTAAAGCAGATAACTTTCAGGAGAAAGAAGATGGACATAGTAACCCTCGACTTTGAAACCTACTGGGATAAGAAGTTCTCGTTATCCAAGATGACAACCGAGGAGTATGTACGCAGTGCAGACTTTGAAGTCATAGGTGTAGGTATTAAAGTAAACGACAACCCCACTGATTGGTATAGTGGTGAAGATGTTGGTGGGTTTTTGAATAGTCTTGACTACACAGACAAGGCTATCTTATGCCACAACACATACTTTGATGGTGCAATCCTGTCGTGGCTGTACGGTATTAAGCCTAAGTTCTGGTTTGATACTATGTGTATGGCTAAACCTAAGCACCAGATGACGGAGGGTAGTTCCTTGAAAGCCCTAGCAAACTACTATGGTATAGGCGAGAAAGGTGCAGAGGTGGAGAACACAGTAGGTAAACGGCGTGAGGATTTCAGTGAGTCAGAGATGCAAGACTTTGCAGACTACTGTATCCAAGATGTTGAACTAACCTATAAGTTATTCAACAAACTAAAGCAAGGCTTCCCACCGCATGAGTTACTCATCATTGACCAGACATTGCGTATGTATACTGAACCAACAGTGGTACTTGACTCTGATGTATTAGAACGCCACATCATAGGTGTTAAGCAAGCCAAGTCGGACTTGATAGATAGCCTAGGTATGGGTCAGTTCAGTGAGGCACAGGTAAAGAAAGTGTTAATGAGTAATGCTATGTTTGCTAAGTTACTTGAGGCATTAGGGGTGGAAGTACCTACTAAGACTAGCCTGCGTACAGGCAAGGTAGCATATGCATTCGCTAAGACTGACAAACCTTTCTTAAACTTGTTGGAACATGATGACCCCCAAGTTGGTAGCCTTGTTAAGGCAAGACTTGGCATCAAGTCTACCATAGAGGAGACTAGAACACAACGGCTAATCGAAACAGCCAAGCGTGGCTACTTACCTATCATGATTAAATACTATGGTGCTCACACTGGTAGGTTCTCTGGCGGTGACAAGTTAAATCTACAAAACCTACCTCGTAATGGTGCTATCCGTGAGTCACTGACTGTACCACTAGGTTATAAGATGGTTGCTTGTGACTCATCACAGATTGAAGCCCGTATGACAGCATATGTTGCGGGGCAAGAGGACTTGCTTGATGCTTTCAGAGAAGGGCGTGATGTGTACAGTGAGTTCGCTTCAGATGTGTATGGGTACAAGGTAGAAAAGACTGATAAAGTTAAAAGGTTCGTAGGTAAAACATGTATACTAGGTCTTGGTTATGGCATGGGTCATGCTAAGTTTAAAGATACCTTAGCACTAGGTATGGGTGGGCTGTCCGTTGATGTTGATGAGTTTGAAGCACAACGAATAGTAAATTTATACAGACAAAAGAACCACAGGATTGTTGCATTTTGGAATAGATGTGGCACGGTTCTTACAGGCATGTTAGCAGGTGGTAGTGGACAGATTAACGACATTCTGTCCTATGACCACAAGGGCATACTGATGCCGAACGGTTTGCGTATTCACTACCCTGCATTAAGAGCAGGTTCGGGTGGGTTCTCCTATCTTGCTGACTCCCGAGTGTATAGAAAGCACTCGAATGGTGACAGCATAGCAGGTAATAACTGGACACGCATCTATGGTGGTAAGGTGGTGGAGAATGTAGTGCAAGCCCTTGCAAGGAACGTAGTTGCAGAGCAGATGGTGCGTATAGGGCAACGATACCATGTATCTTTCCAAGTCCATGACGAGATTATCGTAGTGGTTAAGGAAGAAGAAGCAGAAGAAGCAAAGGCATTTATGATTGAAGAAATGTCTAAGCCCCCAAGTTGGGCAAAGGATTTACCAGTGGCTTGTGAAGCAGACCTTGGTAATAATTATAGTGAAGCAAAGTAGGAGGAGTAAATGGAAAAACATATACACGCTAGAGAGATACACGCTTGGGCAGAGGGCTACACAGTGCAACATAAAGTACATCTATGCTGTGAACACCCAGATACTGCTGACTGGGAAGATTGTACTGTCACACCAGGTTGGTACACAGATAGAGAATATAGAATTAAACCTGTTGAGGAGGAGAAATGATACAAGTAATAGTAAGTTGGCTAGGTGTAGCAATGGTATTTGTTCTAGGGTATGTAGCAGGTGTAGTACATACAATATACATGGGCAAGTGTGACAAGTTCTTTGGAGGTGACAAATGAAATTAGCACATTCATTCTCGGCATTAAAGATGTATGAGAACTGCCCCAAAAGATATATGCACCAGCGTATTAACAAGGAAGTACAAGATGAAGGGGGCGAGGCAAGTATGTATGGTGAACGTGTCCATGAGTCACTGGAGTTGAGGCTTAGAGATAAGACACCATTGACTGATGAGACCAAGATGTATGAGGGACTGTGTGTATCTATGGAGAAGGCGGCAATCGGCGGTGAGTTACTAGCCGAGCAGAAGATGACGCTTGACGAAAACTTAACACCAACAGATTGGTTTGCATCAGACGCATGGCTTAGGTCAATCCTTGATGTGTTGATTGTCCATGAGGATAGGGCCTATGTACTGGACTGGAAGACAGGTAAGCGTAGACCAGACTTCACACAGATGGAGATGTTTGCACTACAAGTGTTCAAGCACTACCCTAAGGTGAACACAGTTAAGTCATCATTGATATGGTTAAAGACTAAGGCAATGGACACAGAAGTTTACAAGCGTGAACAGTCTAACGAGATGTGGACTCGTTTGATGACACGTATCAACAGGATTTATGAGTCAGCAGAGCATGACAACTGGCCACCTAAGCCAAGTGGGCTATGCCCTTGGTGTCCAGCGAAACATATGTGTGACTATGCAAAACTTTAGTTGACACTGCTGTAAATATAAGTATATAATACAAGTGAAGAGGAGGAACAATGGCAACAACACCAGAAGGTAAGATTAAAAGTCGACTGGATAAAGTATTTAAGAAGTATAAGATATGGTACTTTAGTCCACAGTCTGGTCCGTTTGGAAGGGCGGGTATACCAGACAGGCTTGCAATAGTTAAAGGTAGGATAGTAGGAGTCGAGGCTAAGGCTGACAGGACTAAGAAACCCACAGCCCTACAAGATAAGTGTATGAGGGACATAGAAGCAGCAGGTGGCAAGTGCTTCTTGGTCTTTGATGACGACACTATTAAAGAAGTCGAGGACTATATCATTAGTGCCAAGGAGGTACAGTGGTAGTTGTCGAACAAGCCAAGGCTATTGCGTTAAAACTTACTAACCCTAACCGTGTGCTTGACTGCATACCATCTGCAAAGTTAATGACAGTTAAAGGTACTGACATTGTAGTAGCACCCCATAAGATTGATGAAGTAAAGGTACTGCGTAACCTCGGTATTAAAGTACCCTCACCTATCCTACATTACTATGACTGGGTTGGCGATTTCACTCCCTACAAGCACCAACGCTTAACCTCTGCATTCTTAACCATGCACAAGAAAGCACTGGTACTTAATGACATTGGTACTGGCAAGACGCAGTCAGCACTATGGGCTGCTGACTACTTGATGGATGCAGGTGAGGTTAAGAAGTGTCTAATCATATCACCACTGTCTACACTTGAAAGGGTGTGGGGTGATAGTATATTTACAGGCTTTATACATCGCACTGCAGTCACACTACACGGAACAGCAGCACGTAGAAAGAAGTTGCTACATACTAAGGCTGACTTCTACATCATTAACCATGATGGATTTAATATCATAGCAGAGGAAGCGAAAGATATGTTTGACCTTATCATCGTTGACGAGGCTGCTGTACTACGCAACCCATCTACTAATAGGTTTAAGATATTCCGTAAGTGGATGGAAGGTAATAGGAATACAAGGTTGTGGTTGATGACAGGTACACCAACACCTAATGACCCAACAGATGCTTGGGCGTTAGCGAAGTTAGTCAACAGTCCGTTCTGTTCCAACACATACACTGCGTTCCGTGACCAAGTGATGATGAAGATAGGGCAATGGAAGTGGCTACCCAGACCAGAGTCAGTGGACATTGTGAAGGATGTATTACAACCATCGGTTAGGTATTCTCGTGATGAGTGCTTTGACTTACCCGATACTATAATACAGACACGTAAAGTACCATTGACTAAGGAACAGGAAAAGTATTACAAGGAAATGCTAAGGCGTTTCGTTATTGAAATGGAAGAGGAAGGCTCTATCACTGCTGTCAATGAGGCTGTTAAGTTACAGAAACTTGTACAGATAGCATGTGGTGTAGTCTATGGTGATGACGGGCAGAACATTGAGTTGGACTGTTCGCCTAGAATTAAAGCAGTAGAGGAGGTGATTGAAGAAGCAGGTGAGAAAGTTATATTGTTCGTTCCGTTAACTGGAACATTACATATGTTGAAGGCTAAGTTGGAGAAGAAGTGGAGTGTCGCAGTTGTTAATGGTGCAGTGAGTTCAACAAAACGCAACCAGATATTCAACGACTTCCAAAATAGTAAAGACCCAAGGGTATTGATTGCACATCCTGCAACTATGGCTCATGGGTTAACGCTAACATCAGCGTCGACCATCATATGGTATGGACCGATAACAAGTAACGAGCAGTATGTTCAAGCGAATGGTCGCATTGAGCGAATAGGTAAGAAGCATGTATCAAATGTTGTACACATTGAGTCCATCGCAGTGGAGGCTAAGATGTATGACAGGCTACGTAACAAACAAAAGTTACAGGGATTGCTTCTTGATTTAATACAACAAGAAACGAGGTGACATATGAGTCTAACAGTAGACCAAGTAATTGAAACTTACATGAAGTTTCGCAAGAAGAAAGAAGCCATTGAGTCTGAGTCGAAAGCAAAGGTCAAAGGTATTAAAGAGAACATGACGAAACTTGAGTCGTGGTTAAAGGAGAAAGCAGATGCCGACGGAGTAACATCCTTCAAGACCAATCATGGTACAGCATTTCTAACTACCAATGACTATGCTCGAGTTGCAGACTGGGACGCTATGCTAGGATTTATCAGAGAGAACGAAGCATACGACTTGTTTGAAAAGCGTGTAAGTAAAACAGCAGTTCGTGGATACATCGACATGAACAAGGCTGTCCCCGCAGGAGTTACATACGGCACAAAGATTGACGTCAATGTCCGTAAGCCTGCACCCAAAGTTGATGTTTAATAATAAAAAATAGGAGAGTACAATGTCAAATATTGTTCCCAGTAATATCCAAGTTCCTGCACACCTTGCAGGCAAAGTAGGCGCACCATCTGTATTAGCGCAATCGTTAACAGGTGGACTAGCAACGGGTGGCGATGGCTTCCCACGTATCTCTATCAAAGGTAGTCGTTTCCGCATCGTTGATGGCGGTGATGAAACAGTCCTTGACTCAACCAAGATTGATGTAATCATTGTGGGTGCTAACCCTAGGTTATCTAAGACATGGTATGAGAAAGCATGGACTCCAGATGCAGAGCCTTCAGCACCAGACTGTTTCTCGTTGACTGGTGTCGGTCCACATACTGACAGCACCAATCCACAGAACGATTTGTGTGCCTCATGTCCTCAGAATGCTTGGGGTTCTAAGTTAACACCACAAGGTCAGCAGATTAAAGCCTGTGCAGACCAGAAACGTTTAGCAGTAGTTGCTGCTGATGATGCCGATGGTTCAGTGTACTTACTACAAGTAACTCCGGGTGCATTGAAAGGGTTGAACGCCTACCAGAAAGAACTATCTACAAGAGGCATACCACCAGAGATTGTTAAGACCACGTTGTCTTTCGATACTGATGCGTCATACCCTAAGTTAGCGTTTGGATTTGGTGGCTTCATTGATGAAGCAGCGCAAGCCGCAGTAGATAAGTTGTTTGGTACTGAGCAAGTGTTAAAGATAACAGGTGAGAAAGAAATTGATAAGCCTGTTGTACCTAAAGTTGCAGCCAAGCCAGCACCAGTGGTTGAAGCAGTGGTTGAAGCAGTGGTTGTAGCAGTGGTTGAAGAAGCACCAGTGACTAAGGGATTTGGTAAAGCAGCACCTGTTGAAGCACCTAAGCCTAAGGCTAAAGCAAAACCTAAAGTAAGAAAAGTTGTTGAAGAGCCTGCTGAAGCACCAGTTGCTGACAGTGCTACGACTAGCCTTGCTGATGAGATTGCTGCTCTTGTAGGAGAAGTTGCCGATGACTAAACCGAAGCCACTTGATTTTTCTAAAGTGGAGTCGCTGCGTAAGCATATGATGCTTACTATCACTGACATGGCGTCAGTGGTGGGAGTGTCACGTATGACCTATCATAGTTGGAAGAAGGGTACGCCCATTCGGAAAGATAATGATATCAAACTACGTGATACACTACGCAAACTTCTGTCAGTTATGCAAGACAAAGGGTGGCCATCACCCGATATCATTGTGCTTGACCCTAAGGACAGAAAAAAGCAACTCGTTGATTATTTAGAGGAGTATCATTAAGCAGACTAGAGAGGGGAACTTCCCCTCTTTTTATTGAGGAGGACAAATGGACACGTTGGAATTTCTACAGCGCGTTCTACCTACCAAGGGGTTCTACGTCACTACTGTCATCAACAAAGACGGTAATAGACAGGGGTTCTTTAACAGTGTAGACGAGCTATCAAAGGTCTGTGTTAGGTCAGACCAAACTAAAAACAATACCTACTACGCAATATCAGCCTTTAAAACTAAGGGCAACCGAAAGCAAGACAACGTTAGGGCAACCAAAGTTGTGGCACTTGATGTGGACTGTGGTGAAACAAAGCCATATCCAGACTGGAAGGCTGGACTAACAGCACTAGGCAAGTTCATCAACGAGTTGGAACTACCGAAGCCTATGATAATTTTCTCTGGTAACGGACTGCATGTATACTGGGTTCTTACAGAAGAACTAACACCTATGCAGTGGAAGCCATTGGCTGGTGCTATGAAGTTAGCCGCAGCAGAGAAAGAGTTTCATATTGATGCAGGACTAACAACCAACAGTGCACTGGTACTACGACCAGTTGGAACTCACAACCCTAAGAATGGGAACGAGGTGAAGTTGTTGGTGGATGCTGAGCCTGTTACGCCTAAAGCTCTTCTAAGTAAACTTACAAACTACGTGCAATACAATCAGGCCCCTAGTAGTCGACAACCACGTGAGAGTTCGTTGCTGAATAACTTAGCAGTGACTCAAGAGTACCCACCTGCTGTTGGCTCTGTTGTATCTAGTAAGTGTCAGCAGATTGGTTGGGCAATTAAGAACCAGAAGGATGTACCAGAGCCGTTGTGGTATAGCCTCATCGGAGTTGCGGCATTCTGTGTAGACCCAGAAGATACTGCAATCAAATGGAGTGAGGGGCATGACTCCTACTCTGAGTCAGTGACAAGAGATAAAGTTATCCAGTGGAAAGACAATGCTACTGGACCAACAACTTGTGACAAACTTAAATCTGATAGACCGAATGGTTGTAGAGGGTGTAAGTATGCAGGCAAAGTTGGCTCACCAGCACGACTAGGTATCCAGTACCAAGAGGTAGCCATTACTACAGAAGTACCAGATAAGGTAGCGAACCTAGTACCTATCCCGAAACCGTTTAAGCGTACACAGCATGGTATCAAGATGACTATTGATGATACTGATATTGACATATGTAAGTTTGACATATACCCTGTAGGTTATGGACGTGATGACCACCTTGATTATGAAGTTGTTCGTTTCCACTGGAAGCGACCACACATCGGGTGGACTGAACTTAAATTACGACAAGCATACTTAACAGATGGAAGCAGAGAGTTTCCTACTGCGATAGCAGACCAAGGTATTGTGCTATTCAACAAACGACAGACGGAGTATTTTCAACTTATGTTACGAACATACATGGAAGAACTAAGGCAGATACGTACCATGACCAACCTCTATTCAACCATGGGTTGGAAAGAAAACAATACGCATTTTGTTATAGGCGACACAGTTATAAGCAAAGCAGATGACGGCAGTGTCTCAGAAGAACAAGTTACATTATCAACAGCATCAAGCAACTTAAGTACAGGTATGTATGGCAGGAAAGGAGACGCTGCAGCGTGGACTACGATGACTAACATGCTAGAGAAAGCACATATGCCGAGTCATATGTTTGCTTTGGGCGTTGGCTTCTCTGCACCGCTGTATAACTTCACTGGCTTGAAGGGATTAACGGTGTCGTTATATGGGCCAACAGGTGGTGGTAAAACACTAGCACAATACTGGATACAATCCATCTATGGTGACCCAGACAAGTTGCACTTCGCTGCGAAGTTTACACAGAACACACTGTTCAACCGTATGGGTTTGTATGCACATTTACCGATGACCATTGATGAGGTCACCATGATGCAAGACAAAGAGGTTGGCGACTTCTGTTACTGGGTGAGCCAAGGTAAAGACAAGGCGAGACTAAGTCGCTCAGCAGTAGAGCGTGATACAAAAACATGGGCAACCCCGGTCGTTGTATCTACAAACAAGTCACTGCAATCTAAGTTGATAGCCTCTGGGTTAGACACCGATGCACAGATGGCACGTTTACTAGAGGTTACTGTGCCGCCACACGAACTATTTACTAAGAGCAGCTCAGCAGGTAGAAACCTCTATAACTTCGTAACAAATAACTACGGTCATGCAGGCCACACATTCATAAACAAGTTGATGGAAATAGGTTCTGAAGATATAAGAGCCATGGTTGCCGAAGCAACTGACACATTCCACAAACGATACGGCGCTGAGTTCAGTGGGCAAGAACGATTCTGGGAACAAGCTATCATACTATCAGACCTAGCATCTAAACTTGCTAAGGACTGGGGATTGATTGACTATGACTATACTAAGGGAACTGAGTGGGTACTTGAACAGATAGGTGCTATCCGAATAGTGGCAGAAGAAAGTAAGATGGACTCGTTTGATATCATCGCTGCTTACCTTAGTGACTTCGCTGATGTTGCTGTCACTGTTATGCACACAGCAGGACAGAAGCCAGTGGTTGACTTCCAACGATTACCACGTGGAGAGATACGTGTTAGGTTCGATGTCTTCCGTAAGACAATGACTGACGTGTTCAGCAGTGGTACGCTAATGTTAGACCGTACTCACTTCCGTAAGTGGTTATCTATGAGCGGGCATGATTACAAGTCGTTCTGTGGTGAACTTACCTGTGAACACATTGATGCTACACCTAAGTCTAAGAAGTGTTTCTTAGGTAAGAACACACCTATCAAACTAGGTCAAGCATATGTTGTGGGTATCAACCTCAATCATCCACGACTGCAAGGCATACTAGATGATGCTGATGTAGCCGCAGAGGATTTGTTGCAGGGTCAATTACAGATGGTTAATTAGTCAAACCCATACATCCTACGGAGCTGCTCTAACGTAGGCTTCATAGTCTTCGCAGGTTGTAGTCTTTCAGACGGTGGTTTTTCCCATTCGCGTAGTGACCTATTAGCAGATTTTATAAAGTTACTAATGTAGAAAGGAGAGTCATTACCTGCGACTGCATTCCACTCATCCACTGATGTCTCAATAGAACGTGCCAATCCAGTATCTTTATTTATAGTTGCCTTAACCCAAGCATTGCGGAAGTCTGCACGTACTGACTTCGCGTAGTCACCTGTCTGTTTCGCCATCCTAACAATATCATTCTGCCTTGATGCAACCGATGGGTAGAACCCTAGCATCCTCATAAGGACAGTCTTGTTGTCCATCTCTCGCGACAACACTTGCCCCCTAGAGTTAGTTATCTGACCTGTATCCATGTATGAGTAGGAGTCAGATAACGCTCGTAGCCCAGTCAATGGTGCATCTCTAAGCACATCAATAAAGTTGCTCTTATCAGACTTAATACCCACAGCTTCTGCACCATACTCAAGTAAGTTCCAACCTGTTGTTACTATGCCTTTACCTGCTGCGGCTACTGGCCCGAGAGCATTAATCGTTTCATGTTTGAACGACGCCCCTTCTTTAAGCGACCCCGTCAATGGCAACAAATCTCCCATACCAATTCGTGTTGAAATTGTACCGCCTGTTATGTTGTCCAACACACCTCTCATAGCGTATGGCGCTAAGCCGGGGGATAACGCATCAAAGAAATTATTGAGCTCAGTTTCAACGGTCTTCTTCTTAATACCAAAATGTTGCATCAGAGTATCTACTAAGTCCATGAGGTCATCAGCAAAAGGTATACCTTTAATACCTGCAACAAACACAAGCAGTGATAGGTAATAGACTCTACCAGCTGGTGGCATACGTGTCAATAACTGCACTGATGTGATAGGGAACTGCTTATACATAAATGGAAATTGTAATATAGAACCACGTGCTACCTTAGGTCTATTAAACATACCGTACTCACCCTGCGATTGCTCGACAGTAATTCTTGCCTCTCGCTTAGCAATATGTACAGCTTCTTTCTCAGACTCACCAGATGCAATGGCTCTAGCGTACTCCATCTCATATGAAGCGATGGCTGAAACTCTACGGTTGAGTTGCTCAGTGTAGGTGAATGGAGCCATCCATTTATTGATAGCGCTTATCAGCCTAGGGTTAGTGATACTACCACGTGATGAACCCATGAGTGCATTGAACAACGCTGCTTGTAGTCCACCCTTCTGGGTTTCTGACAGTAGGAACTCAGCAGTGTGTTGTTCAATACCAGCTTCTTTCCTAAGAGCATCACCCTCTGCACCCTTAGCAGCTAACTGCTTGAGGTAATCAATCTTAGAATACTTACGGTGTCCTAGCCTAGTAGCTACATTAAATACTTGAGTAGTGGCTTTACTAAATCCGAAGCCGCCACCTGTACCGTTCTTCGCGTTGTACGTTGCAAGTAGTGGTAACGTGTGGAGTAGTAGTGAAGTAGTATTAATGATACCAATGGCTATATTTCCACCGAGTTGCATCAGTACAGTAATCATCTTAAGTTTCGAGCCAATAGGGTGTCGAGATAGCATGTCCTCTGTACTCACTGAGATATTATCCGCCTCTCTATACCATGCGAGTATTTCCTCAGCCTTATCTTTGTAGCGCTCGCCTTGTCCCATCAGTTGTAAGTCAACCTCTTTCCCAGCGACAGTCATCTTAATATGCCTACCTTTTTCACCTGCTTCAGCACCAGCCATATGGCGGTATGCATATGCATACCTATCAAAGGCACGCTTAGCAGTTTTAAATGCGTCGGTATCATACTCACTCTCTGGGAACTCATTAACCCTAGCGGCTAGTGCATCTAGTGTGCTTCGCTTACCGAACCACATCTCACCTCTATCCATAAGTGAAGTAATTTTATACATGTTATTCATCTTACTGATGACGTGTGCAGCAGCCTCTAAGTCCTCAGATACAAACTTAATAATATCCCAGTCGAAACCAGCGACATTCTCACGCATCAAACCTTTACGCTTACGGTCAGATGCCGCGGTTGTAATTTTCACGAGCTTAATACGCTCGGTGTTCGACAGTGTATGCCCGATACGTTTCATGGTTAGTAGCACCGCATGGTAATCAATACCTGTTGATGCTGGTTGAGCCTGGCGAGTTTCACTTCGCTCAGCTTTGAGCGTCACATTAACTTCATGCCCTTCAAAGTTTAGTACCTTATAGGACTTACCACCAAATAACTCATTGCTATCCAGCTCCTTCATGATGCCTTCCATGTTGGTCTTGCTATCACCTTGGTAGTATGGGAGGTGGATAGACTTATGCAGCTGCACCGAGTTACCCTTAGAGTCATAGGCTTTCATCATAACTTGGTACTTACCCTTACGCCACAGTGGTACGTAAGAGCCTAGTATTGAACGGGCAGCGCCTAGCGTAGCATCCTTAACCAGTGTATCTGTTGTGAATATCTCTCGGATAGTGTTCTGCACAGGGTACACATGTGCATCAAGGTCTAGTTTTAAATCATTAAACCCTTGCAACTCTCTAACAATACCGGCGACACCAGGTTCGTTAAGGAACTCAAATGAATCCTCATCTGGGTTTTTAGTTAGCCAGTCTTGTAGCTTAGTGTCGTTGTGGAAGGCCCGTGTTATCTGTATTAGAAAAGTCTCAGCCTTCTCTGTGCTTTCTCTACTAGGTATCTTTAACCCAGTTGTCTTGTCTATGTCCGGGTTCTCCCAATGGATACGTTTGTATACGTCATATATCTTTTTGATAGTATCCATCTGCCCACGACTAAAGGTTGGTGTGTCCTTATCAACGCCGATAAAGCGTAACTTACTTAGCTCACCCGCCTGCTCCTCTTCAGCAGATTCAAGGCGGCCTTTGAGTTTCTCCAGAGCCTTGTCCGTCATGGTATCCATGATTTCGTTATAGGCTTTCCAGACTTTACTATCTTCAGTTAGTCCTGCTAGGTAGTCTGGCTTAAACGTTTTACTGAACTCAGCCTCAATCTCACCGTCAGTCTCTGTCTCACTAACTTTTATCTTAATCCCTTGCTTAAACTGTGCGAGCGTTACCCTACCTTCTAGCTTCATAGCATCAGTCACTACAGTGTTCTCAACCCATACGCCATCTGATATAACAAATAGTTTCTTATCACCATACTTTCTAAGTAGGTTGCTATCTAGGTTGCCACCCTTATATAGTGATGCCATAGCTAATAGTTCAGATACTTGGTTATATTCTACTTGACTTAAACCACCACTGGCCTCTAGCTCCCATACACGAGACATCATGCGGTTCCAGCGATTCATTAAGTCACCCGACTGTTTACCCTGGCTCTCAAACATCTTGTAGAGTTCATGCAGCCCTAAGGATTTTAGAGCAGTGTGGTCCATCGTCTGGAGGAACTCCATGACATCATTAGTCACGTTGTTAATACCGCCCGTTCTATCTATATAGTCTTTAAGTTCACCTGGATTAGTTAGTTCTTTAAGGCGCCCCCAGAAATTAGACATACCTTGGTTGAGTGCAGCAGTCTGTAACCAGTTGGAAGCAGTCGATGCTGTGTCAGCCATTGCATAGCGCCCAGAGTTCTCATCCTGCACTAAGGTCTCCATGTTCTTTAGTATAGCCTCAGGTGTAGCCAAGGATGATTTGCCTGTTCTAGCATACCTGCGTAGGTGATGTACCCAGTATCTAGCTTCCCACTGTTGAGGCTCATGGTTGAATATCTTTTTGAACGCCCCCTTAATAGCTTCCCACAATCTAAGCAGTGTATTATTATCAATCGCTGCAGCAGAGTCAGCAATAATTTCTTCTACGGCTTCTAGTCTACTTATGCCATATACGTCTGCTCTGCGTATAGCTTCTGCTCGCACAACGGTATCAAACTCTAAGATATTACTGAGGATTACTTTGATTGAAGCGGGGGATAATAAAGCTCGTAACCCGTTGTGTCCTATTACCTCGTGGGCTAACACAACTTTCAGTGCCTTCTCAGTTGGGACTCTATCGCTGAATATAATAATGTTATTACCAAATGAGTACCCCATCGCTGAGGTATCTTCAAAGGACTCGTCAGCTCGTGCTGCTACTGCTCGTTTGAATAACTCCGGAGCAGTCTGCTTCATATGAGCCTGGTCTCTGAACACACGTACTATAGGGTTAACCTTAAGTTTCTTAATCCACTTCTTAACTAATAGTTTAGTCTTACCGAGTGACAGAGGGTTGTTAATAGTCTCACCATCATCACGCATATACTTACCAATGGTGGCATCAGACTTACGCTGTGCCTTGTCGTTCTGTACATTACGCGCAACATCTAACTGTCGTAAGTCTTCCTTGAGTGCAGGGTTTTTATCGATTATATCGTCACGTTCGTTCTCACTCATGGTGAGAGTAATGCCTACTTCCTTCTTAGCTGCCCTAGTCTTAGTGCGAAGTTGTTTTATGAATGCTCCCAACCTAACTGAGTTCATACCTATGATTTTAGTCTCTGCAGCGATAGCAGCCTGTACATCAGTGCGAGAGTCTTTGCTCAGTACATCAGTCTTAATAAGAACTTTACTACCCAGCATCTCAGCTTTGAACTTACCACCGATTATGTAATCACTAAGCACAGTACCACGTTCGGGGTCTACCACAGTAGTATCAAGAATCTTCTGGCTAACATCAGCTAACATCTTATCAAGTTTTGCTTTAGCCTGCTTCACGTTCTGATACCCAGCTGCATTAACACGGAGTAACTTTTTAACTATATCCTGGCCTGTTACTGCTTTAGGTTTTGCCTTACCTTTTACCTTAGGGGCTTCTATAGCCTCGCCTGTAAATTCAATGTCGGATAAACGTGCATCATCAAGCAGACCTTGGTTTGTTAGGTACTTGAAGTATGCGTGTGTCTGCCCCTTAGAAGATGCAGGACGCGGCTCATTATCTCGTAGATTAGAAATTATTGTGTTGTCTATAAACGTGCGTGTTGCAGGGCCAAACTCTGTTTCATTCAACCACTTACCTACAGCCCGGTTTTCTTTGAACGTTACGTGGCCTTTACCTACACGGTTAAGGTTGAGAAGCCAGTTGTTAATCACGTGTGTGAGCATAGACTTCTGCTTCTTAGAGCTCTTCTCACCCTCGATGTCTTGCATCAGCGTAGTGATTATCTCCCTAACTGTAGATGCCCCCTTGCTATCTGTTTCAGCTTGAGCAATCCTAAGCGCCTGGACTTTAGATATCTTGCCCTTATGGCTATCCATCCACCGCTTAACCTCAAGCTGGCGTACATGGTTAAGCTCACCCCACTTAATAGGTAAACCATGTGCATCCCATGCATCTCTAGCTTGGCCTTGAGTTGTTGTTGTAACTTTGTCTGCCTTAGTCTTCGCATCTCTACGCTCTTTCGCAGTTAGTTGAGTGGCTATACCTAATAGTTTATTAGCTTTCTTAGCGGCTACTTCTTTCTCAACTTCTGTTGCAGTTAACTCCTGGAAGAACGACTCGAAGTCTGATTCACTAGCGCGGTTAGCACGTAACTCTTCTAGTTCATTAAGTTGTTCGGGGGTTAACGAGGATAGCTTGACAGATTTGTTCGTACCCACATGTAATGTCTCAGCTGTACTCAGTTGAGTCTTACGCTTAGACTTAAGTTTCATTGCTGGTGGTAAGTCTAGGAATTTATTTGGGGTGTCCTTGGTTGGTGATGTCTTCTTCTTAAGCATGTTACCAGCGAGTTCTTTCTCACTAGCTTTAGGTTTCTTCACGACCTTAAGTTTCTTCACGACCTTAAGTTTCTTAGCGACCTTAGGTTTCTTAGCGACCTTAAGTTTCTCACTAGCCTTAGGTTTCTTAGCGACTTTAGGTTTCTCTGTCTCTTCACCTTCAATCGCGATAGGTGTGATTGGTGTACCTAAGTTCTTACCCGCTGCTTTTGCTGTTGCTTTTGCTGCAACCTTAACCTTCGCTGCGCCTTTCTTAAGGGTTGCCACACCCTTCTTAATAGTAGTTGGTTTTGCTCCGGCGTTCTTTTCAATGCGCTTAGCAACACGCTCCCATGTTGCAGTATTTCGTAGGTCTTTATTAAGTGTCTTCCGTGTTTGAATCCATGCGCTCTTACCTGCATCACTTAGGTTAGCCCAGGTGATACCGCCTTTACCCTTAGCTTTATTCCATGTCTTAGCATCACCAGCAGTGGCGTCGTCAATAGGTTGCGGGTCACCAATAAGCCCATCTATTGCTTTATCGAGGGTCTCATTCTGTTTCTTGGTGCTATCCTCTGTGCCAGTCGAACTGGATTCTTCCTCACCTTTAGTCAAGGCGTTCTTAGTTACTCCGTCTTCATCATCGAAGAACTCTAGCTGTTCAGTGTCCTGGGTAGGAGTAGCGTCTAACCCTAGGTCTTGCTGTACTTGTCTCTGCGCCTCTGTAGTCTCACCACTAACTGCAGCGCCGTATGCTGAGTCTAAGTCTTGTTGCTCTTGCTCCTGTTTCGCAGATTCTCTGCGTTCCTCACGTTCCTGGTCAGCACGCATCTGTCGCACTTGGCGTTGCAACTCATTGAAGTCATCCTTTGCTGCATCTTGCGATGCTTCCTCACGCTGTAAATCAAATGCCTCTTGCTCCTGCTCAACAGTCATAGGCTCTGGTGTAGGTACACCCTCAGTCGAAACTGGTACACCCATCTTATCTGTAATTTCAGCGGCTGTCATCTGCGGACCAAACACACCTAATAAACCTTGTTGCCCTGATGCTGTAGCGCCGATGTTGCCCTCTGGCACATCATACAGCGGTGTATCAATAGGCATCGGTCCAGCCTCGCCTACTGTAGTAACATCAGCTGCCTCTACACCCTTTGGTTTAAGTAAGTCAACTTGGTCAGTACCTGCTAGGTCAAACCGCCCTGGGATATTAGCGACACTACCAATAGGTCCACCGATACCGAAGCCAGCTGCGAACGAGTTAATCAAACGATGAGCACCTTCCTCACTGTTCATATCTACGTCTTCATTAAGCCCGATTAGGATACCCTCTTGTGAGGCTTCAACTAAACCCTCAGCAGTACCACCTGCTAGTAGGCCAGTACCTGCGCGACTACCAATGGCTCTAGCCTTAGCGCCCTTACCTGCGATATCTTTAATAGCAGTCTTGGATGTACCAAATACGCGCTTAGCTAATGCAAACTCGGGCATCATCTCTAGCAGTGCATAAGGTACAGCACCTAAGAATGCATCTGTTCTACTACCCGTCTCACCATAGATATCACCTACACCAATACCATACATGTTTGTCATGTTAGCAATAGTTGCACCACCTGCTGTTGCTTGTCGCTTGCCTTGCGATAATGTGTTTGCTACTGTTTTGTCTAACGTTTTCCTAAATGCAACCGGACTCTTGGCGGCTGCAGCCATAGTGAAACTTGTTGCCTCGCGTAGTAATTTATGTTCAGCAGCTGTAATAGTCTGCCCTGCTGCACGCTTCTTCGCAGCCACAATGAGTGCCTTCTTAACTGTTTCCTTACCAAACATACCGAGTAGCGCACCACCTGCTGTACTGACAGGGTTTCCTCCGCCGGTTGCACCACCTATACCTGCACCAATCAATGTGGTGATAGCAGTTTCAACTAGCATTGGTGCTAGCTGAGCTCCGTTAGATACAAACCAATCCACTGCCTGACTACCCGATTCTATGTCAGTTGCAAGGCGCTGATATGGTTCGTTATAGGATAATTCTCTAAGGTTGTTATCAACAATACCCTGCCCTGTATCAACAGCACCTAGCGCCTGCATTAAGTAACCGCTGAGTAGCTGTAAGTTGTCAACACCTACATCCCAGTTCTTACTTACTAGCCTGCCGAGGCTTGGGTCTTGTATATTATTAATGTATGACTCGTACTCACCCTGGTCTACAGGGCGCCAGTCTCCAGCTGGTGGGCTAACCGGGGGCTTAGTCAATTCGTTCACTGATGCAAGTGCAGCACGATGGTCTTCGGCAGGGAATAACAAACCGTTAACAAACATCTCTTTAGTTGAACGGTTGTATGCTACGTTTGAACTTGGGCGGTTCATAGCAGGCATGTCGAACTGGTTAGCTTTAGTACGTGCCGCCTCACCCATAACAGCTATGTCTGCTGACGTTGGCCCTAGGTTATCAACGCCCGTTATAGTTTTAGAAACGTCCGTAGGCATGTACGGGTTCGGGGTGGAGCTCAGCCCTGTATCCATTGCGCCAAACATTGGGCTCATGAATGCACTCAATCCTGCTTTAGCCATAACTAACTCCTATTTTGCTAGCGCATTCGCTAAGATACCTTGGATAATATTAGAATCCTGATTTACATTGAACGACTTAGTATAGACAGTCTTATCATCCTCACCATCAATACCTGGTTCGATTACCCCCCTAGGGAATATACCTGTTATGGTACTACCACTGCGCGACCACAAGTTGCCATTGCCATCTGCTGTAGGGTCAGTTGGAAGTGAGTTTTTAAATATTTCTAATGACTTATCAAGGTCACCTTGGTTATTAGCCGTCGCTATATCTTTCATCATCTGGCTCATAATCTCAGCGTTCTTAGATTGGATACCATACTTAGCATCTATGCGTTTCTCGAACTCATACTCTTGGAACTTCGCTAATCGTGCAGCCTGTGATGCTCTGTACGCACTATTGAAGACTGTCTTAGCATAGTCTGTTAGCTCTGCAGTTGTAGATGATTGTGCTAGGTTACCATTAAAGTAAATATCCCAAGTGCCGTCATCCATTGGTTGTATTTGAATCTGGCTCCCCGTCATCTGTGATAGCACACCCGCTAACTTACCGCCATTGTTTCTATTGGACAGGTCTTGTAGCCCCTCAAATCCTATAGACACAAGGGATTCTAGGTTCTTAGCATTAGCCTGCGTTGTTAACTCATCAAACTTATCCATCTGGCCTGACTGTCGGTAGATATTAGCAAGGCGAGAAAGCTTATCTCTCTCAGTCATTAACGTTTGAGCTTCATACCCAGGGCCTATCTCTGTAGTATCTTGTATAGGCATTGCGGGTGGAGTTGCAGTCGGAGACCAGGGTTGCTCAGTGGGAGTACCGTCTACTGTTGTAGTGGGAGTACCGTCTACTGTTATAGTGGGAGTACCGCCCGTTGATGTTCCGTCCGTTGATGTTCCGTCCGCTACTGTCCGCACTCTACCTTTGTTGTCCTTAATAATGTTTCCACTATCCGTAGCAGCCACTGGAGTAAACGGCTGGACTACTGTCTCTGGGACAGGCTGCACGGAGCCCTCATTAGATACCCCAGCAAAATCAAAGTCGCCGCTTATCTCAGCAAAATCAAAGTCGCCGCTAGTAATACCGGGAGCTACTGCTGACTCACCCTGACTATTTTTAAATAGCGTGTAGAACTCATACGGAGCTTTCTGCGCCTGTGGGTAGAGCCCCGGAAAATGGCTAAAATATTGTTTAGCTTCTGCTGAGGTATACCAAGATGCTGCAGTATTAATCAGTTTATTATTACGAGCACTATTAGTTTTATCCTCCTTGGATTGATACTCAAATAGTCCTGGCTCAGCTATACGGCGCGAACTAAGGCGCTTACCTATATCGGATAATCCTTTGTTAAGGGTTGTTTTAGTTAATCCTATACGGCCAAGGTCGCCCGTGCCTTCCCCAGGTTCTATCGCAGGTAAGGAGCTTAACTCTCCTAAATTTACACCCATAAAATCTAAGTCACCCTTAGCTAGGCGCCTAAACTCTGCTAGTTTCTCAGCCTCTGCAATCTTTATAGGGTTGTTAGCTGCGAGTGTAGCTCTAGGCGTAGTAGCCAAATTATCAGGTCTTAGTTCCCTATTAAACTGTCGGTCAATATCAAGTAACTCCGGGTCTCTCTCATACTCATATGAGTCACCAACTGGCATAATGCCGGACATAGAATCAACTGGTTGATATGATAAATCCTGTGATTGTTGCTGGCGCATTTGACGTGATTGCTCTTCGCGTTGTAGCTTACCTACCTCAAGCTGGCGTAAGTAACGTAAGTAGTTAGCACTCTCATCCTCAGCTTGCCATTTCCTCTTGTTCTCAAAGTCAGAGATATTGCGGGCTCTCCCGTCAGCTACACCCTGTTGAAATCCTAGTGATAATCCCATTTGTATCTCCTATGAATTTAACTTATGCCTTGACCGGTTAGGCCTGCCCATACACTGCCATATGCTTTACGCTCGTCTTCTTTACGCTTCGCATCAGCGTCCCATATGCTCTGCATACTTGTCCTATAACCGGTGGTTCCGGTAGAGGTTGGGAACATTGAGTTCGCTTGAGCAAATAACTTACCTCTAGTATCGTATGCACCTAAGGCTGCTTGCTCGCCTGCTGTTGATGCAGCCTTCTCGGTCTCTAACCCGCCTCTACGGTATACGTTTGGCATACCAGCTTGGTTGTAGCCTTTAGCGCTTGCAATACGTACTGCATCTCGTGTTTGTCGTGAACCTCTGTTCTTAGCCTGTGCGTATTTCTGCTGTCTTAACCACTCGATGCTGATGTTGTTAGCATCACGTAGGGCTAGCTTAGCGGCGGCTAACTTTAATTCATCAACCTCTGCGCCCTGTGCCTCTAAGCGGTCAACCACAGCCTGAGCGGCGTTAATCTGCGCTTGCTGTTCGGCTGGTAATTCGTTTGATATTAATGCGTTTGACAGTAAGTTTCCACCCATATTCATAGCAGCTTTCATTGTGTTATCTTTACTGAACCCCTTCTGGAATGCCTCAGTCCAAGTTGTTGATGAGTTAGGCCCAGCATTATTACCACCGCCACCACCTTTAACTTGGTTGGCGTTACCTGTGCCACCTGTCTTTAAACCGGCTCTTGGCTGAGTGGTAGTATTTGAAAAACCACCTGTTTCACCCCCAAGTGCTGAGTTATAATCCTGGGTCTCCAGTGAATCTAATCCCATGTCTGCGCCCTGAGCATCAG